AGAAAATGGCAAAGATCAAACTCAGCAACGTCCGCATCTCGTTCCCGAGCGTCTTCCGCAAGGCGACGTTCTCGGGCGAGGAGACGAAGTTTGAGGCGACGTTCCTGATGGACAAGGACGCTCAGGCCGACAAGATCGCGGAGATTGAAGGCAAGATTGACGCGCTGGTGAAGGAGAAGCTCAAAGGCGTAAAGCTGAAGGCCGACAAGATTTGCCTGAAGGATGGCGACGACATCGATTACGCGGGCTATGCCGGTCATATGTCAATCAAGGCGTCCTCGGCCAAGCGCCCGATGGTGCTGGACCGCGACCGCTCGCCGCTGACCGAAGAAGACGGGAAAATCTACGCGGGCTGCTACGTCAACGCGGTAATCGAGTTGTGGGCGCAGAACAACCAGTATGGTAAGCGTATCAACGCCAACCTGCTGGGTGTGCAGTTCGTGAAGGACGGCGAACCCTTCGCCGATGGCGTCTCGGCCAGTGTCGATGACTTCGATGTCTTCGATGACGTGGACGAAGAAGACTTCATGTGAGACCTAGAGGGGCGGCTTCGGTCGCCCCTCCCCACATTGCCGGATATGGAGGACACCCCTCATGGCACTGATACTCGACGTTGAATGCTACAAAGATTATTTCCTGATCTGCTTTCTGGATCGGCAGACGGGCAAGGTCGCGTCGTTTGAGATGTATGACGGCAAGCCGTTGAGTGTGTCAAAGGTCTCGAACTTGATGCGCACCAACTTGACGATCAGTTTTAACGGCAACGGCTATGACCTGCCTATTATCGCCGCCGCGCTAGAGGGTCGGGATTGCGCTGACCTCAAGCGCATCAGCGATGAGATCATCACCGGAAGCAAACCCTCGTGGCATGTGTGCCGGGTCGAGGGGTTTGATGTGCCGCAGGCGTGGGATCATATTGACATTATCGACGTGGTGCCGGGGCGGGCCAGCCTGAAGGTCTACGCCGGTCGGCTTGGATACCCGAAGCTGCAAGACCTGCCAATCGCCCACGATGCCAACATCGTTCCCGACCAGCGCGAGGTACTGAGAAAGTATTGCGTCAACGATCTGCGCGTGACGGACGCGCTGTATTGCGCGGTCGAAAAGCAGATCGCGCTGCGCGTGGAGATGAGCAAAGAGTATGGCGTTGATCTTCGATCCAAGAGCGATGCGCAGATTGCGGAGGCGGTGTTGCGGTCAGAGGTGAGCGCCGTCACGGAGAAGACGCTGCGCCCGACGAAGTATCCCGACGACGCGACGTTCCGCTACCGCGATCCGGGCATCATATCGTTTAAGAACCCTACCCTACGGGGTATCCTCAAGAACCTGAAGGATCATCGGTTTGAGGTAGGTGGCAACGGCTCCATCGTCATGCCGCAATGGCTGAAGGACACGCGCATCAAGATTGGTCGCAGCGAGTATCAGATGGGCGTGGGCGGCTTGCATTCGTGCGAGAAGGGCCAGAGCGTCTACGCGGGATCGGGGTATCTGTTGGCCGACTTCGACGTGGCGTCCTACTACCCCAACATCATTTTGCAGCAGGGGTTGTCGCCCGACAACATGGGCGACGTGTTCACCCACGTCTACCAGAGCATCGTGGACCGTCGGATCAGGGCCAAGCGCGCTGGCGACAAGGTCACTGCCGACACGCTAAAAATTGTGGTCAACGGATCGTTTGGCAAGCTGGGTAGCAAGTACAGCGCGCTCTACGCGCCCAACCTGCTGATTCAGACGACGATCACGGGTCAGCTTGCGCTGCTGATGCTGATTGAGCGCCTGGAGGCGGCTGGTGCCAGCGTCGTGAGCGCGAACACGGACGGCGTGGTGGCGCTCTTCCCCAAGGCCGCTGAAGGGAGCGTGGAGGCCACTGCGTGGTCGTGGGAACTGGACACGTCGTATGAGTTGGAACGCAGCGACTACCGCAGCCTGCACAGCCGCGATGTGAACAACTACATCGCCGTGAAGCCTGACGGCTCAACAAAGCGCAAGGGAGCGTTCGCGCAGGCGGGGCTGATGAAGAACCCGCAGTTCGAGATCGTGTCGGATGCCGTTGCCGCGCACCTGGCCGGATCGGCAGACTACCGAGACGTGATCCGATCCTGCCGCGACCTGCGCAAGATGGTGATGGTGCGGAAGGTGACGGGCGGCGCGACCTGGCGCGGCGAGCAGCTAGGCAAGGCGGTGCGGTTTTACTACAGCAGCGAGGTCGCCCCCGACGAGACGATTAACTACGCCAAGAACAGCAACAAGGTGCCCCAGAGCGACGGCGCGCGCCCATGCCTCGACTTGCACGAGACGTTTCCCAACGACGTAGACTTTGAGCGATACGTCGGGATGGCGAAGATGGTCTTTAAGCAACTGGGGGTGAACAATGATTAAGCCTATTGAAACGCGATACAAAGGCTATCGTTTTCGCAGCCGCCTTGAAGCGCGATGGGCCGTGTTTTTTGACGATATGCGTTTTTCTTGGGAGTATGAGCCAGAAGGTTTTGTGCTTAACGATGGGGCACACTATTTGCCCGACTTTCGGGTCAAGACGCCACAAGGCAAAGATATATGGTATGAGATCAAACGCGGTGGTGTTTTTGAAGATGCCAAGTTTAGCGTGTTTTGCAATAGTCATTCCGACCACTCATCGTTTCGCGGGGCGCTATTATCCGGTGATCCGATAGAACACTTTGCACCTAAACGGCTCCCGTGGTCCAGTTACATCATAGAAAACATGGTGTGCCCGCGATGCGGTTTTATAAATCAGCCGACTTATTGCGATTTTTCTGCTGATTCTAAAGAGTATTTTGGCTGCGAGCCGTGCGATTTTGAAACACCTAGCAGGGGAGACGAGGAGCATGGTATTTTTGATATGCCAGTGCAGCCTCACAAAGGCTTAGTCCTGATTCCAGAAGGGCTTTACACTAAGTTCGTTAAAGAAAGAGTCAATGTGGCAGCGCGAAAAGCCCGTTCTGCCCGCTTTGAGCACGGTGAGCGCCATGCTTGAGCGCGACGTGGAACAGGCGCTGGTGCGCAGGGTGAAGGCGCTGGGTGGGACGTGCGAAAAGTTCACCTCGCCCACCAAGCGGTCGGTCCCTGACCGCATTGTCACGCTGCCGGGTGGCGTGATTATTTTCGTTGAGGTCAAAGCCCCCGGCAAAAAGCCGACGCCCCTGCAAGAGCGCGACCACGCGGCGCGGAGGGCGCTGGGTTGCGATGTGCGGGTGATCGACAGCAAGGAGGCCGCTGATGCTTTCACGCCATAACTTGCACAAGTATCAAGAGCGCGCTGTTGATTTCATCCTCAAGCAAGAGCGCTGCATGTTGGCGCTGGAGATGGGTTTGGGCAAAAGCGTCTCCACTCTCACCGCTATCAGCGACATGCTGGATGGCTTTACCGCGAACAAGGTTCTGGTCATCGCTCCGCTGCGCGTTGCGAACAGCGTGTGGGCGCAGGAGACGCGCCTGTGGGAGCATCTCCGTCACTTGCGGGTGTCGGTGGCCACGGGGTCCAACAAGGCCCGCAGGGAGGCTCTGAGCCTTGACGCGGACATCTACGTCATCAATCGCGAGAACGTGCCGTGGCTTGTTGAGAACTACGGCCGGCGCTGGGACTTTGATGTCGTTGTCATTGACGAAAGCAGTAGTTTCAAGAACAGCCAGAGCAAGCGCTTCAAGGCGCTGCGCAAGATGCTGCCCAACATCGACAGCGTGATCTTGCTGACCGGGACGCCCAGCCCCAACGGGCTGCTCGACTTGTGGGCGCAGATGTATCTCGTAGACTACGGCGAGCGGCTGGGGCGCACCCTGACAAACTATAAGCAGCGGTTCTTTGAGGCCGACTATTGGGGTCGCAAGTTCGAGCCACGCAAGGGGTCAGAGGAACAGATACACGCGCTGCTGACGGACAAGATCATCCACATGAGCGCGGAAGACTACCTCGACATGCCGGATCGGATTGACCTGTCGGTGCGCGTCGCGCTGCCGTCTAAGGTCGCTGAGGGGTATCAGGATTTCGAGCGCACGATGCTGGCCGAGTTGGACGACGGCGAAGAGGTTGAGGCCGCGACGGCTGCGGTGTTGGCCAACAAGCTGATGCAATACGCCAACGGCGCGCTATACACCGATCCCAACGGCAACTGGTCCGAGACCCATGCCGCAAAGCTAGACGCGCTGTCCGAGATCGTCGAGGACAACGAGGGCGAGACGATCCTTGTGGCCTACAACTACAAGTCTGATCTCGCTCGCCTGCTCAAACGCTTCCCACAGGCCAAACTGCTAGACAAGCGGCAAGAGACCATTGACGCATGGAACCGGGGAGACATCCCGATGCTGCTAGCACATCCCGCTAGCGCTGGGCATGGTCTCAACTTGCAAAAAGGTGGTGCGCTCTGCGTGTGGTTTGGGCTGAACTGGTCGCTGGAACTGTATCAGCAATTCAACGCGCGCCTGCATCGACAGGGTCAGACCCGCCCTGTGCGTGTGGTCCACATTCTCGCGGAGAATACCATTGACGAGCGGGTGATGGGCGTCCTTGGCAACAAAGACGCTACGCAGAAGAACCTGCTGAACGCGCTGAAGCCCTGACGATAAAATACGATTTTGTACGATTTAGGGTTTACAGGTGCGCCGAAAGGTTTGTATGGTCTGTTCATAGGGCGAACACAGCCCCGGCAACACAAACGGAGGAAAGACAAATGACGAATAAGCGCAAGTGCCAGACCAAAGGATGCAACTGTCGCGCGGAGGCGGACGATGATTTTTGCCTTGGGTGCCTGCAAGACACATCACACCGCGCGCTCTGGGGATCTGGCTTGCCTATGGGCTGGCACAAGCCGTCCTAAACAGGGGCTTCGGCCCCCACCAACCACACCACCGGGGCAACGCGCCCCGGCAATCAACCCCTTCCCGGACGCGGTTTTTCCTCCCTGCTGTTGCCGCGTCCCACCTGCCGGGGAGATGTCCTCCCGCGTCTCCCCGGCTTTTTTATTTGGAGATGACCATGACACCGAAAACCCTGATCCTTGATTTCATCGCCGCGCTGGCGCTGTTCACGATCCTCGGCGGCCTGCCGCTGATCCTGTGGGGATTGCAATAATGACCCCCGCCCAGGAAATCGCCCTCCGCGAAGCTATGATGATTCTGGCCGAGCGCGAAAACCGCCGGATGCGGATGGTCTGCCACCCAACTCACCCCAATTGGCGAAGGAATGATTACGGCGAAACTACCCGTCACAGGGTCTGGAATGCTTTGGGTAGCGCGCCGCTCACGTCCGACCAGATCGCCGACGCCATCGGCGCAACGCGCAAAAATGTTAGCGGCATTCTCCGTTCAATGGTCCGAAATGGCGCGGTGGTGCAAACATGCGACGACGGCGTCTATCGTTGGAGCCTCGTCGGTGCCAAAAAAAAGGAGAACGACAATGACTGACCTGCACGCCGCCCAGCACAGAAGGAGATTTCTGATGCCATCGCTTGAAGATTGGATTGCAGGGGTTTGCCTCGCAATCATAACTATCGGGCTGTTCTATCTGCCCCTCGTTCTCTGAAGAGGTAAAGATGACTTACCCGAATCCAGCCAATAGGCTATTCGTCCACTGGCAAGACAGTCGCATCAGCGGCAAAGAAGCCAAAGCCCGCTACCCCGACCCGCAATTTTTCATGCGCGCCCGCCCATCTATGACCCTTGATGAATGCAGAGAATACCTGCAACGCAACGCCAACGAAGCCGCACGCGTGGTAGACATGCTGCGATGCAACGCGTCTTTTAAGACAAAGGCACCAATCCTGCACACTTGCAACCGGCTGCACGACTTCCGCATCAGCATCAACATACACGGCGGTGAACAGGGCAAGCCGTATCTGTGGGAAGAGTAGTGATGCCTGATTATGACCCCGTATTTGCTGCGTTGTTAGACCGCTCGCACCTGCCGCCCAGCACATGCCTCGACCGTTATCGTAAGGCCGAATTGCAAAAAATCGCCGACACTTGGCTTGCGCTGGCAAAGTCAAACCTCGTGGACACCGAGTGTGCGCTGTCACAAGACCTAACAACCAGCGACCTGAGAGCAATCATTCGACAGCTGAGCCGTGCGACCAGTCGTTTGTAACCACCCCCCCCCTGCATAGAAGGAGCCGCGATATGGCCGGATTTTGGAACCAAGACCTGACCACAATTCCTTACGATGAGGTTGTCCTCTTTCGGACGGATGATGGCAATGTCTATCAAGATTTTGTCTATGACCAGACGCCCGCCGATTATGTGCAACGCAGTAAGAATTGGGGCAATGGTCGCGAGGTTGTCGCGTGGGCCGAAGTCCCGCCGCTTGAATAATAGGAGAGCGCTGATGACTGACTGGCATGAAGGCCCAGTTGATGACTGGCCAAAAGAAAAATCACCCCGCCGCAGGCACCTCGCGCCACCGGGCGAGTGCAAGTCGTGCGATAATGTGCGGTCTGCGGCAAGGCTTGAAAGCGGCTCTTACTTCGCGCCGCCACACGACGCCAGCCCAAACTGCAAAAGCGGCAAGCACAATCATTGCACATGCAGCGTGTGCTTTTAACTTCGAGGCTTAGACATGACGCGTGAAGAAGCTCTTC